CCCACTACACCTCTATCGGCTATTTGCCAAAGGCGTTCACCGACTACTTTTCTTAAAATTCCTATCGCTCCGTTTAGGTCAGCGTTTATCAGTTTGCCCGATGCGCTACGGAATAGACCTCTCTTTATGCGCTTTCCCATATAGTTCTCGTGGTGGCACATGGCTTCGTTGGAATAGTGGTCGGTCTTGGAAGTATAGCTCTCTTCCGTGACTATGACCTTAATTCCTATTTCCTCGCACTTGTATTGTATCATGGAGATTAGCTTCTCAAAAGGAATGCTTACAAAGTTCTGATTGTTCACCTTGTCCATATTACAGTTCTGCTTCCAATCCTTGTTATTCCCTATCACAATATTACCAATGTGGTTATCCTTGCAATAGTTGACTATGAATCTTGAAGCTTTGTGCATATAGTCGTGTACTTTACAGTTCCTCTTTAGAGTTAACCGCCCGATACGTATGCTCATTCCCCGACCACTTATCAAGCTCATAAGGAAAGCTCTACGCTTATTAAAGAATTGGTTCATGGACTTTAGCGGTCTGCCGTTAATGACAAAACAACGGTTGTGTTGTGGGTCAAATGATGTGGCGAGATTGTCAAGTCCTAAGTCAATACTTAAATAAGCCGTATCGTCCAGTTCGGTGGCTTCTTCTTTCTCTTTTTCATAAACTACTTCTATTATGTGGCAACTGCACTGTGGGATTATCCTCACTTGGCACAAGTTATCTACTTTGGTTCTTATTGGTTCTATCCCGGCACGTTTCGGGAAATGGATATATCCGTCCTTCAATTTACACTGCTGGTTGGTAAATACCACAATGTTGCGTCCTCTCGTTTTATGCTTGTACTTGGGAAGTTTGGGACGGGCTTTCAGTTTGTCCTTCACCTTGCAGAGTTTGAAGAATCCCTTCCAATTCTTGAAAAGTATCTTTATAATCTGTTGGCTCGTCTGTGAAGGTAAGGCTATATAGTCCGCTTGTTTATCTTTAGCGAGCATGGTGGTAACTTCATATTCGGACAAAAACTTCTTGTTCTGCGTAAACTCTTGTCTAATAAGATAGTTTACGTAGTTGTACAAGTTCTTGGATAAGAAGCAAAGTTCATCCAACCGCTTGTTGCCTATTGCTATATGTCGTTCTACTCGCTGCATCTACAAAGGTAAACATTTAAGTGTCAAGTCCTATATAATTGCCATTCTAATACCTTTTCACACGATTCTTTATATCTACATCCAGAACATCTTATCTTATGATATAATATTCCATTAAACTCTCCACAATGAATAAAACCTCTCGGTGTATTCCAATACTTTTTTCGTTGCTCATTCAGATATCTCTCTGAATAGAGATGAACTTTATTTTGTAGAGGGTTTTCAAGTCTTCTTACACGCTGAAATTTTGACACAAGAAACATCTTTTCTTCAGTTCTTTCATTCCATCGTTTTATAGCGTTTATACTTATACATTTCAATAACGTTACGGAATACCTATTTGAATATCTATTCATAGATAAAACAAGTTGAAACAATAAATATTTCCATATTTCATCTACAGAATCAATTTTTGAATTTTCAAAAAACCGTTTTATCGCATTCAGATTTCTTGAAGTCATCTTCACATGATAATATGGTGAATAAACTTTCTGCATCAAATATTCAAATATTTCAACAAATTCTTCTGTCATAAAAAGTTGGTATCTTATTCATGTAAAAGAAAGGACGAATTCTCGTCCTTTCTCGTGCCTAAAGATACAAAACATTTATTATCAATCCCACGAAATTTCAAGACTTAGTGTCTCTTCTTTATTATGTGTTACCGGCTTATAACGAGATTGAGTCGTTAAATCTCGTTCAGCAACATTATTGTAATCTTCAATAGCTTTCTCTTTATCAACACTTCTTGATATCCATAAACCAATCATTTGTCCAGGTTCCATATTACCAATAGTAACTTTATCATCTTCTGTAGCATCATATAATTGAGTATTAAATGGTGCACTATATATACTTGGTATTGATTCCATGTATTGAGAACCATCTTCATTCTGATTTAAAAGTGTTGCACCTATCTTACAAGAACAATATGCATCCTCAGGAACAACAAACCATAATTGAACATTCTGAGCAACTTCATTACTCTCATTTTTCAATACAATTGCGCGATACTCTGTCTTAGCATCTTTAACTGTTCTCAAACTCAATTCATCAAACAAATTATCGAATACATCATTAGGTATCTTTGTAGATGATACATAACCTCCCAATGAATTCATTGATTTAGATTGAGCTGCGAGATATTCTGAACTTACTGTGTAAAACAATTGCATAACTCTTAGGATTTAGATTTCGGAAAATTAGCAAGTGACCAAAACTCTGATTTGACTGTATTATCAACTGATACTGTTCCTCCATTGTTCCTTACTCGAGCAAGATAAAACTCATTCGAAGATTTTGTAGGTGGTTGCTCTAATGTCACTTCTTGAACAAGACTGAATGTATAATAATCATATGTATAGAGACCTTCAAGTTGTTTATCTGTAAACACTTTTCCTAACGGAATTGTACCAAGAATAATCACCTGAAGATTTGATTCTGCCACAAAATCTGATTCAGATGTCAAAACCAAGTTTTTATTATCAATCACGTTTACAATTTCATATACTCCATTATTCAATGGTTGAGAACCATCATCTTTCATAAATCTGATTGCTACCGGAGTCTTACCCGATTGACCTCTTACTTTACCAGAAAAATCAACTGTACCAGTTACAACTCCTTTTTGATTTATACTCACAAGTCCATTTTCATAGTTTTTAGTAGAATAACCTACTTTTAACCAATAATAAACACTATCAGATGGTACAGTAAGATTATCGTAAATACTTGTTAGATTAATAACTTGACCTAACGCATTTACAGCCATGCCTGGAAGAATCTTGATTGTACCACCTTGAGTTCCTACTTCAACTTCAAAAACTTTATTATCAATAAAATCATCATTTGTGACAAAATCAGGGTCAAATTTCTTAGGGTTGTTTGTCACTATGCCGAATGTATAACTTCCGGCAATAAGAATCTTTCCAAGCAAAGAGTTCTGTAGGAAAGACTGCATATTCATCACTTCTTCTTTTTCTAAGAAAGTGTTTCTGTTAACATTTATCTGCGCCATATATTTATAAATTTTTATTTACAAAATTAGAACCATTCTGGATGAGCACTAATATATTGGTCGTAACCATTCATCTTTGTACATCCTCTGAAACATCCGCTTTTGGATATACTGTCAACATCCGGGAAACCGAATTGATATGGTTGGAATATTCTCTTAAAATAATAAAACAGAGGCATATAAGCTGACGGCATTTTTACTCCGGCTACTATACAATCCCATTTCGGTTGAGACGTCATATTTGAACAACCGCTGAATGTACTCGTGCAACTGTCTATATGTTTCAGTACCCCCGATTCTATATAACTATTATTAGTTCCCGTAGGTCCAAGTTTATTCACGGTTACATCACCGAAAGCATATTCTGCCGATTGTAAGTTGCTGCACCCTTCAAACATGCTGTTAATGTTCACAGTCACCGAATGTTCGGGCGGTGTAATAGGATTACCCTGCGAGCCTGCTGTCCTCAAATTCCTGCACCCAGCAAAACAATATGCATAAGTGCTACATTGTGGAGAATCAGAAAACAAAGATGATGTTATGGTAGTCAAGCCGCTATTCTGGAACATGCTGGACGCGCTTCTGATATCCGGAATTGTAACACCACTTACATTCAATAGACTTGTACAACCGTAGAACATCTCGTCGCATCGTGTTCCTCCGTTCGTCGAATAATTGAATGCCCCGGAACTTATACTTGACAAATTTGTACATTGGTAAAATGCCTGTGCCAACGACAACTCACCCACGGTTCCGGAAAACAGATTGCTCGGCAACGACGATACACCCGAAGCATTACAAAAACCATGTGCGTTTATCGTCTCTCCAGAAAGATATTTAAACGATATCCTGCATGGTGACTGTAAATTAGAGCAACGAGAAAACATGTAGATACATGTATTTATATTTGTCGCTCCAATGTCGTTACTTATACTTGACATTCCCGTACATCCAGTAAACATATAATTCAAGGATGTTTTGTTGCTTGACGTTCTTAACTGTCCACTCACAGAGGAAATATTACTGCATCCATAGAAACAATAGGAGTAATCACTTATTAAGTTCCCTCCAAGCACGCTTGACAAGTTCACTGAACCGCTTAATCCACTATTTCGATATGTACTTATGAATGTACCACTTGTTATAAATTCAAACAATCCAGACGGAACACTTCTTAAACTACTACATCCATAAAAGAATGAATCTGCCGAACCGCTCATAAGACTTGTAGTCCAGCTTACAACCGATTCAAGGCTGCTGCAATCTTGAAAAGCTCCTTTATTCCATGATGTTCTCACATCCTCAGTAAACCACTTAATTACTTTTGTCAAACAATTTTGGAAACTTGAAAATCCATCTGCACTCCACGATAAATTAGCTGACATTCCATTAAAATCAAACAATATTATCTTCGTTCCTCCTGAACTATAGGTATGCGAACTTATTCCTAATGTCTGGTCACCATCTCCCCATTTTACACGTAGATTATTCAATCCCATTGAAGATGTATTTAACACTGGCAATATCAGACTTGTGCCATTTGATACTCTTACTTCCAGTACTGCACCATCTTCCATTATTATATTTATCATCTTACTAAACTCTTCTGGTCCTACCGTATAGCTTCCACTCTCTGTAAAGTAATTCTGACTTGTTGCTACCCACGCATATGTATCGTTACAAGGTACCAACCATGATAATGTACCTGAAGAACTTGTTACACCAGAACTTACATTATCTTCTACTGTTACTCCTGAAATAGGTGTACCAGTCTTTGTTCGTACGTTATAAGTAACTTGACACTTATTCCTTACCATCACGACATTCACATAGACATCGTCGTTACTTATACTTGCCGAACCATTCTGACTTTGATATCCAGCTTTTGATGCTTGCCAACTAAAACTCTGTGGAGGTACATATGGACCAAATACTGCTCGTCCTGCACCATCTGTATTTTTCGTATAACTACCAAGAGTAATACGTACATTTCTTATAGAAATTCCTTTCTCATCTACTACATCGAAAATGACCTTATAAGTGTTGACTCCAAGAACTATCGTTGCACTCGTATTATATTCCCCTACTGATATGAATGTACTATTCTCATTGTATTGAGGTAATTTACTTGCTGTTGCTGTACCTGAATCACCTGCCTCTACATTGAAAGTTGTGTATCCTTGACTGTTTGAATATTGTGTCATTCCTCGAAACGAT